GCATTGTAAATCACATGTTTCATGTATTTATTTTTTAAAATCCGATGTAAATAAAGATGCAAGAGTATTTTTTGCATCGCCCATACATGATGTAGCTAATAAACCTGAACCTAATTATAATAACTTTATGACATGGGACAAAGTAATATTTACACCAGAACAAGGCACTTTAATCATATTTCCATCTTGGTTAAGACACTGCGTAGAACGTCAAGAGAATGAAGGTCCAAGAATAACTGTTGCCTACAATTTTGATATTATGTTATAAAATATTATGGACCATTTAGAAGCAATCGTTGAAATAAAAAATATAATTTCTAAAGATTTTATAAATAAAATTATCCCTTTGACGAACCATAAAGCAAAAGATTATTTAAAAATTGGAATTGGTTTACGTAAAGAGTATAGAAATGTTAAAGGTTATCAATTAAATTTTACAACCCCTACTAATGTATTTTATTGGAATTTTATTAAAAAAGAAATAGAAAGAATATATACTTTTTATAAAGCAAAATTTCCTAAAATGTCTAGTGTTAAAATTAATCAAATAGATTTATTAAAATATACGCCTGGTGGAAAATACGAAATACATACAGATCACTATACAAGTACACCTAGGCACCTCAGTATTATAATTAATTTAAATGACACTTATGAAGGCGGAGATTTAATTTTTACCGATCAACAAAATAAAGAAATTAAAAGATTAAAACTTGATAAAGGATCTATTGTATTTTTTCCAAGTAATTTTATGTATCCCCATAGTATTCAACCTATCACGAAAGGAACAAGGTATAGTATAGTTGCATGGCTGCAGTAAATTATAAATTAATAAAAAATTTTTTTTCAAAAGAAGAATTAGAAATGCTTCAAAAATATTGTTATAAAAAATTAGATTTAAATAAAGATTATACATTAGATGGCCAGTCTTTTTCACCAGCATGGTATAATGATCCTTTAATGAGCTCTCTTTTAGAAACTAAACTACCTTTGGTGGAAAAAGAATCTAATTTAAAATTATTCGAAACATATGCCTATTGGAGGTATTATGTTTTTGGTGGAATATTGGCTAAACATACTGATAGACCTTCGTGTGAAGTAAGCGTAACTGCTTGTATAAAAAAATATGATAATTGGTCAATTGTTGTTGAAGGAACTTCTTTCGAATTAGATGAAGGAGATGCCGTATTATATGCAGGATGCGAACAAGAACATTGGCGTGTAGGAACTTATAAAGGTGAGGGTATGGCTCAAGTTTTTTTTCATTATGTAAATCAAAACGGACCTAATAAAGACCATGCATATGATCAATTAAATGAACACAAACCAATTTAATAAATATGGAAAGAACAGTTAATATAAATAATTTTATCGGAGTATATGATAACTACATTACAAAAGCAGAGTGTGATCAAGCTATTCAATTATTTGAAGATCAAGATAAATTTAATAACACAGTTAACAGAATTGGTGGAGAGAAGGCGTCTATATTACAAAAACAAGACCAACAATTTTTTATAGCACCATATAATATAGATGTTTGGTGGGAAAAATTAAAATCTATGATTGTAAATTATGATACAGCTTGGAGGCATTATGTTGATAATACAGGAGCAGGTAGTGCTTATGGTTTAGATAAATTTTTTTATACTTCATTGAAAATTCAAAAAACTTTGCCTACGGAAGGATATCATGTTTGGCATCTTGAACACAGTCCAAAGGAAATGGATTCTAATAGAGCTTTTGTTTTTTCCATTTACTTAAATGATGTAGAGGAGGGTGGAGAAACAGAATTTTTACATTTTTCAAAAAGAATAAAACCAACAACAGGTAGAATAGTTATTTGGCCTGCAGCTTTTCCTTATGTGCATCGAGGTAATCCTCCTTTATCCGGTAAAAAATATATTTTAACTTCATGGATGATGTTAAAGTAAAATGAAAACTCAAATAATAAATAACATAGTTTCAAACAAAGAACTTTTTTTTATTTACAAACAGATTATTTCTAGCCCATCTTGGTCAATCGATGGAATAACTAACGAAATGTTACTTAATAAACAATTTTCACATGCACCTTTGTATGCGGTAAAATCACAAGACGGCACAATAGATAATTATGCTTTTTATTTATATGTAAAAACTTTAGTTTTTAGAATGGAAGAAATTCTTAAAAATAAAAATATTGGTATGCATACAAAAATTAAAAGGAGTTGGTTTAACATAACTTACAGTGATTCTGAAAATCACTGGCTACATCAAGATAGCAGTGATTCAAAATTTCAAACGGTTTTAATATTTATGACTCCTATATGGCAAGATGGGTGGAAAGGATCTTTACATGTTGATGGAGAAGAATTTAAATTTAAACCCGGTGATGCTGTAATATTTGACTCAAATAAATTTCATGTTGGAAAAAAACCAATTGGCGAAACACACAATTGGATGAGACTAACTTTAAATATAATATTAGAACCTTAGAATTTAAGAAGAATAACTTGTAGGTCTAGCCCCTAGTCTGGCGATTTTGTCATCTGAAGTTTCACCTTCAACATTATCATTGTCCCAATCAGATTGTAATTGAGTTAAATGAGCTGCATCCCATCTAGTAGTGAAGTCTGAAAAGTCACCTAAGTTTGCGTCTTCCCAACTAGAATGAGGAGTCTCATCTCTGTACTCCACGGTATCACTAGGGTTTGCTGTTCCATATTGAATAGCCCAAATGTTTGAAAATTTACCTTGACTCCAAAAAGAATCGTCAACAATTTCATATGCTCTAGAATTATCATTTTGTTTAATAATTTTTTTATCTTCAAATATTACTGTCCAAGTTGAATTTGTTGCCATAATTTCTCCTATGTCTTAATAATATAAATAATTGTTAAATAAGGTTGTAAAACCGAAGTTGAATCACCAGTAAATGTTGCACTCATGTTGTGAGAGTGACCTGTACCTGAACCTGTTGAAGAAGAGGCTGTGTTTGCTGGATTTCTACTAGTGTTGAAAGGTTGAATTTGAAAACTTCTTGAAGGGCCTGGGTTTCCTGGAGAGGGAAAACTATGAGTGTGTGATGCTAATTGTGCTTCCGATAAAGTAGCGTTAGCTGTCGTGCCTCCAACGTTTCCAGTAGATTGAACTGTATTTGCTCCACCAGTAGATGCTAAAGCTTTAGTTCCAGATTTACCCATTGCTACGTTGTCTTGTAAATCAGGTAGATTAAAAGTAGATGCGCCATCTCCAGTTCCATAAGTTGTACTTATGATGGCAAATAATGCAGAGTAAGTTGATCTTGATACTGCTGCACCGTTACACTCTAAGAAACCTGTTGGCACTGAAGAAGAAGACCACGGCACAATAGTTGCCGTAGGAATTCCTTCGATACCTGTAAGGCTTGCTCCTGAAAAATCGTATCTTGTTGCTTCGTAATTTGCCATATTCTATTTCTCCTTGTATGTCCAACCTGTTGTAGCGTCTCCTGAGAATACTAAACAGAAACCAGCACCTTGAGTATTTACCACTAAATCTGCGGCTGCATTCGCTATATTAGAAGAATTTCTACCAACAGTCAATGCGTTAGAATCAAAGTCATAACCTTGATCTACAAATGAAACCTCATCGCCTGTGGCAGGTGAAGCTGGAAGCGTAATTGTTACTCCTCCACCATTTGTATTTACTAAAAGTTGAGCGCCAGCTTGAACTGTTTCAGCTGCAGAAACCACTCTCCAGTTTCTCTGCTCAGATAATTTTACAACGTTTGTGCCATCAGAATATAATACATAATTATTTCCTTCACACAAAAGAACACCTGTACCTGATGATGTTTTAAAAGTTAAAGTGTTTCCTGCGTGATCACATGCGTTTTGCACATTATAAACTTTTTCAACTCCATCTGGAATGCTGACAGTTCTATTGGCTGCTAAAGTACCCGTTAATTTAATAACGTCGTTTTTACCGTTAGATACGGCACCATTGGTGAAAGTTAAAGATCTATTGGCATTAGTTACGTTAAAAGTTGTAAAACCACCAATTGCTTGTTCTAAAATTAATAAGTTTGTGTTTGTAATTTGTCCCCAAGTCCCTGAATTTTCTCCAGTTGCTTGTACTGTAAGTTTTAAATTTGCTGATGTTGAATTCGCCATATTAAAATCCTTATACCGTTTATTTTATTAAAATAAAGAGTTTGTGTCAAACCCTTTATGCAACGACTTCCAACCATCCAGGCGGGTCTATTGGTGCATTTCCTGTAGGAACCTCATTCCAAATTAAAGCATTAGCACTGTTTAAATTCATAGTCAAGCCAAATCCAGTAAATGTTGCAGTAACGTCTGTAAATGCGGTTGCTGAAGCAACTCTAGAAAGCATGCCTATTCCGGTTACTGGAACTTCTTGACCTGGAACAGCGGTAACGCTTCCAAGCCCAGTGGATAATGGTAAACCTGTTGGAACTGGTAAAACATCTATTGAAGCAACAGGAGTGCCTAAAGCACCTATCATAAAATTGCCTGTAATTGCTGCATCAGGTGCAGGATCGACAGTGCCTAAAGTTAATTGTGCTACGTTTAAAGTATTAGCAACAATGGTTGCATCACCACTAACTTCTGTGGGACTTCCTAGAGCTGCGGTCATAGCGATTCCAGTAACGTCTACTTGTGCGGAACTACCTGCATCGCCCCAGTCATTTATTCCCCATCCAAGTCTGCCCCAACCTTCATTATTAAAGGCTTCAACAGTACCAAGATTCATAGTGGCTCCAATACCAACGGCCATAGCATCAGGACCAGCGTCTACTGTTCCTAAACTATTTGTAAGTGGAAAACCTGTTGCACTAACTTCTGCTAATCCAGTTGCAGTTGCAGATGCTAAATTCGATGTTAAAGAATTACCTGTTGGAATTATTGTTACGTCCCCTTGCATTCCAAGGGTGCCTAAATTTGCCGATAAAGAATTACCGGTAGGAATAAGAGTGCCGGCTATGCCCCAACCTTGAAGACCCCATTCTTGTCTACCCCAACCAGTGTTAACCTCTGTTGAACTTGACTCGTCTCCGAGTGCTGCAGACATACCGAATCCTGTAGGAATAACCGTAGGATTAGCGTTATCCCCCCATTGGTTTTGACCCCAAGAGCCAGTATTCCAAGTCCCTGTTGCCATAGGAGTTTACCTCCTAATTAACCAGAGATTCTTAAAATCGCTGCTGTTGATGTTGGCGCTGGAAACTGAACTGTAAACGTGCCTGAAGTTGCTGTTTTATCTCCTCCAAAATCTAAAACACAAACTGCAGAGTTAGTGGTAGCAGATGATGTGTTGTAAATTAAAGCTCCTCTTGCTGTCAAAGTAACATTTTGAAATGACAGATCAGCAAAATCCGCTCTTGCAACACCAGCTGTTAAAGAAGTTGGGTTGTTAACAAGTGCACCGCCACCAGCTGAATAGTTAGATGATGTAACTTCGTGAGTTGGTGCGCTAGTTAATAGAGAAGTTGTTGCTGAGGTTAGAGTAGCAGAAGAAGTATAAAGAGCTAACTTAAATTTGTCACCGCCAGTTTGTTTGAAACTAGCATCGCCTTCAAGTAATAACTTTTTAAAGTTGTTTGCAATCGCTTGTGTTATAGCCATAGTTTTCTCCTTACTGTTTTCCTATTCGAGGAACACCTGCTTGGTATTCATCTCGTCTTCGTCTTCCCATTTGTTCGATTGAGAATCCTTTGACAGCTTCAACGTATTTTTTATCATAAAGTTGGAGCATGTCAACGGGTCCTTTTAAAAATCCGTAAGCCTCTACTAGGCATGCATACAATAAGCCGTTGGGAAATTCTGTGCTTAAGTATGTAGTGGTAACTGTACTCGATAATCCAGCTGGTTTCAAGATATAATTTAACTGAATGGTATAAGTTTGATCTGGAGTCGGAGCCACCACTATTCGAGTCTCGTCCCAGTTACTGTAATATTTAGGCACCCCTTGAGCTGCTGTTGGGTTAAATTCGGACATAAAACTAGTGTCTCGAAACTGTAAAAAATCTCTATTTTGATCAGTAGATGGTAAAGCAGTATCTACAATTTGAGCAGATCTAATCACCAATAAATCTGTAGGAGTATCTATAAATCTGGTGCCCGCTACTAGATTAGCTGAAACATATCTTCTATTATTATCAGAATCTACTTCTCTTAAAATTCTAAATTCTGCGTCTTCTATAAATCCATTTACAATAGTTGATGTAAATACATTTGAATCCACTTCTGTGTAATTTCTAA